TTGACCAAGCAGCCGAAATTATTGGCGCTATGGCGTCAATCTACTTTGTAAGTATTGCAGCATTAGTTGGCGCGTTTTTTGGCTTTTCAAGCATGGAAAGTAAGAGCGCCACAAAGAAAACAAGCACCGGCATGACAACCAGTTCAGAAATCTCAAGCGAAAAATTCAAAGGAGACTAAAATGGGTAAAGGCATGAAGCATTACTTTCGTGATGGCACTGAGCACAAAGGCGGCACGCACAAAATGCCAAACGGACAGTTGCATAGCGGAGCAAGGCACACGGCTAACAGCAAACGATTGTTTCACCTAAACGAACTTAGCAAAACAGCTAAAAAGAAAGCAATGAAAAAATGATACAAGCTTTGATTGGCCCAATAACTGAACTTGCAGGCGGTTGGCTTAACGCTAAGACGCAAAAGCAAGCAGCAGATGCAAAGCTAAAGCTTACAGAAGCGGAAGCAAAAGCCAAGATTATGTTGAGCAAGGAAACGAGCGTTGCTGATTGGGAAAGGATCATGGCGCAGGGCTCGCAATCGTCGTGGAAAGATGAGTGGCTTACTATTTTGTTTAGCATCCCGCTTGTGTTGGTTTTCTTTGGCGATACTGGACGCAACATTGTTGCAGATGGATTTACAGCCTTAGAAACAATGCCAGAGTGGTATCAGTACACGCTAGGCGTCATTGTGGCCGCTTCCTTTGGTGTACGTTCAGCAACTAAATTCTTTGGGAGAAAATAATGAGTGACCTAAAAGTACCTCTGGCCCTTGTTGTGGCAATCATCATGCAGACAGTTGGGGGCGTGTGGTGGATTAGCACACAAATGCACAAGATTTACCATCTCGAAGATCAAGTTAAAGAAAACACAGGTTGGATCGACCAACTATACGGCGATACCGAAGCCCTCATTAAGTTTGCAGAATTTACAGAAAACAAGTGGGCAGAAAGCTATGAAGCAGATGGCTACACCCGACAATGGGGAACAAAAGCAGTGGAGTTAGATTAATGAAAGACAATTGGGAAATGTTTTTTGATATGCTGATAAAGCATGAAGGTGGCTTTACCGACGATCAACGCGACAACGGCAATGCCAAAGGCGATGGACACGGCAATGAAGGCTCTACAATGTTAGGCGTTACTGCCTGGAACTGGGCAAAGTACACCGGCAAGCCTGCGCCTAAAGATGTGATGAAAGCACTGACAAAAGAAGATGTGAAGCCGCTTTACAAGCAAAACTATTGGGATGTAATAAAGGCAGATCATTTGCCAAGCGGTGTTGATATTTCTTGTGCAGATTTGTGCGTAAATGCAGGGCCAAGCAGAGCCGCCAAAATATTGCAAAAAGCAGTTGGGGCTTCAGCAGATGGAAAAATAGGTAAAATGACGATTGCAGCCGTGCATGATCGAGAGCCTAAAGATGTGTTAGACAATTATTACTACGGCAGGCAAAAGTTTTACGAAGGTTTAGACGATTTTAAACATTACGGAAAAGGTTGGACAAGGCGCAACAAAGAAACGCTAGAGTTGGCCTTGTCTATTGTATAGAAAGTTAACTTTCTTCACTTGCCCATTGTGTAGGTTTTTGGACCCTCCAAACTCTATAAAGATTATTTTTTTCTTTCATAGAGCGAAAAACTTTGTTTAAGGGCCTGAGATCATGTTTTTTATAGTAATCATTTTTTACTAATTTTTTTTCACAATAAAGATTATTAAGTGCCGTAGTTAGTGAAGCTCTCTGTGATTTAGTAAGACCCCCTACGCTATCGCCTATCTCCATTTGTTTTGCAATTTCATTAAATTTACCTACAACACCGTTACCGTTTCCAACTGGTATTGGTATACCTTTTTCTATTTTCATTTTATCCTCCATTGTTTAACTATTAGGCCGTGGCCTTGGTTTTACTAATCTTTCCTCATTGATGCCGCTAAACACCTCTGTTTGCTCACAACGCAAATACATACGATTATCGCTAACGTTATCTGCAAGAAAGTCATACATATCAATCATATGATCCATTGACTCGATGCATTGGTCATAGCTGTTGAGCCAAAACCTTGCTGTTACAATCTCGCCTTGAAGTGTGTACGTTAAAAGCAAAGCAGTGAAATATGTAATCATAGCTAAGTCTTTCTTGGTAGTTCGTAGCGTGAACGAATTTGGCTAACGGACTGCCTGGTTGTACCCATGACGTTTGCAATCTGCGTTTCAGACATGTCCATATGCAACATGCGATTTACCATTTTAGCTTTGGGGGTTAGCTTTAACTTTGCATCACGATTAGCTGGTCGTGGTGCCGGTTTTTGCTTGCCGCCAAACAGCTTATGCATTGCTCGATTTTCAACCTCTGCCATAGCTTTCATCAAGTCTAAAGCTGAGAGATTACCGGCTGCTTTACCCTCCTCATCACTTGGCATCTTTAGGCACCCAATACGCAACGTTGCGGTAAAACCTTTCTTCAAGGTAATCTTTTTCGCAAAGCATTTTTATTCTGCGCCTGATGTTCTCACGACCAACACGCTTTTTAATGACTTGTTGACCGTTGATTTGTCCATTGGCTATATCGCGCAATGAGGGGTTGAGATTATCGTTTTGCTTATAGAACTCCACAATAAAGTCGTAGATTTCTTTTTGCACTGGGGATAGTGGGTGTCTCATTAGTGAACCCTCCCCTTGTAATAATCAACCTCAAGCTTGCCATCTGTAATCTTAAAAACGTGATTATCAGTATGCAGTTCTGCTATGTCTAATAAATCCATACCCTCAGATAATGCAGTTGCAGCCGCTTGCTTGAAAGCTTCCCATTTACGCATTTCTGCCATACAGATTGCGAGGTTTTCAGCAAGATCAACCATGCTATCTTCAAAGTCTGGTTTAAGTTTTGCCTCATCATCATCTTTGCGAAATCTTACTTTTATCACATTCATAGCAACACTCCCCCAAAGATAAGGGCAAAGATAAGTAGGGCGAACAATGAAAGCCCCCCTACTATATCCCCAAGTATTCCACAGAATAAACTGTTCTCACAGTACTGCCTGCACTGTCTGTATTGATTTCTGATAGTAATAGTAAAAAGAGAGATAATATATATTATGCGAAAAGTAGATACATTATCTTTAGTCAAATTACGTGAAGCTCTACCGCTACTGCTTTGTATCCCCTCACTATAATGCTTTGTTAACCTCAACATTGTAGTCTTTTCCTTTTTTATATTGCGTCTAGCCACTTTCTTGCAGCGCCTAAACGTTGGTTACTCATCCATATCATCACGCGCTAACAGTTCGTCAAAACCATTGGTGTTGAGATAACCGCGTCCGTAGCCGTGATCATACCCACCGCGTTCTGCCCCACGTTCTCTGGGGTCTTTAGGAGTCATACGAGCCATATCTGAATTCATAGACTGAATCATATATTGAGCCGCTAACGTCTTATCTGAGTTTCGCATAGAATTGCTGTCAAGCGTACTTTCAATGCGGTCTGCATACTCACGCAGAATGTTAACGGTTTTCTGAATATGGTCTACATGCCACATAGGAATGTCTACCCGTCTCTTAAAACGCATCACACCCGTAGCCATTTTCAGAACCGTTGGGTTGCTGCTGCGTCGTTTCTGTCTCATTACTGTCTTTCTCCTGTATCTAAGTTATCACTGCAAAAATAAAAAACAATGTGACAGCCGCACATATTTAATGTGTGCACCTATCACGCTTTTTTGTGGGCTTTAAAGAACGCTCTTTCTGCCGCACGGTAGTTAAAAAATGCAAGGCGCTCAGTGCTCTCCGAAAGCCTCAAAGTTAAGTCTACATAGTGTTCGCATATATATTTACCGTTGTTAAGCAGCCGTTCTGATGGCAAGTAATACCTTTGGAAACCCTCTTTTGTATTACGCAAAATGTATTGATTTTCGTGCATGGCTGACAGTATTTTACTGCACTGTGTTCTATCCATTTCAAGATAGTCAGCCATCATGCTAACCGTCCAACCGTCTGGATAGCCTTGCTTGTTAAAGCACCAAAAAATTGTCTGGCGTTCGCGTGAGGCATGGATAAACCTTGCTATATCGCTATCCTCATTCCAGTTTTTCTTTTGGTGATACAGTTGGATTTCAAGTTCGCATTGCGTCTCTACAAAGTCAGTGATCATATCCTCACGCATTTTGCGTAACTCTACGCCATCGACAGGAAAATATTCTATGCGATATTTGTCTGGATGACGCAACAGTGTGTTATGCGCGTCGATAAAATCTTGTTCAGATTGCGGTTTCTTTTGGTTATTCATTTTTGCCTCCGTAATACAATGTTGCGAACCGTTGAGGCATACCAAACCCCTAACGTATCGCGTTTATACCTGGCTTTGTCATTTGGCGTGGGTGTTTCTATTAAGTTTAATTGTCTTGCAATCGCGTTGTAGCCCATGCCTTGAGCAAGATATTGCTCTATCATAGGCCAGACTTGTGCATCACGTTCTGCGGCTCTTTCCGCTTGGGCTTTGTTGCCTAGCTTTGCAGATTTTCTAATGTTTTCATGCGTGCCTAGCTTCTCAACCTTTTTACCAGAACGTTTGGCGATCACCTCCTCACCAGCCTCAAGTTTGGCTTTTATATTGTCCAACGCGGCTTTGCTTTTTTCTGCAATACGTGCGCGTTGAATGTCTGCTGCCGCACTAAGCACATGCAATGACCCTTTTGTAATTGTTGGGTCATCTGCAACGGCAAACGTCATGTCATGCATTTCAACTTGATGCTTGAGCCAAGTCATGCCTTGCCATTTGCGTTTGGTGAATCCAGAGAGCGAACTGAGTGCGAAAGTCGCGTTGTTGGTGCGGCAATACCTAGCGCACGCTTGTAGCTCCTCTCTGTCCTCTACGTCGCGCCTCTGACGCCCCTCTTCTTCTACAAACCATTTGACCTCTGCGCTTTGGGCTTTGGCTAATGCTCTAATCCCTTTGCGTTGCTTTTTTTGATGCTCCTCATCGGCACCAAAAATGAAGCCTCCATACTTCATGGTGTATTCCTCCAGTTTTTTTAAGCATATTAATGATAGACAGTATGTCTAGTATTTGTTTTTTTTGCCTATAGTGATGGCGCGATAACCGCCTACGCAGTACTCACAGTCCTCACCTACAAGCACTTGTTTTGCCGTTGTTGGTGAATACTCCCATCGAAATATGCGTTGACGCCCTTGGCAGACGCGACACACATGGTCGTAGTCAATGATGTGTTTCATTGTTTCCTCCTTTCTTAAAATGGTGGTTCGTCATAGAGATGCGATGGCGTCCATACAATGTGCACACCATGCATCTGGTAGATGTATTCCGTAAGTATAGAAGAATACATTTTGTTATGCGTTTAGTATTTTCTTGGCGTCTGCAATAAGTTTGTCTGCATCGTCGTAGTGATATTCTTCTGTATATTCACCATCTGCATCACGTTCACCAAACATAAATTGCTTCATTGAGCCGTCTTTGCGTTCATCAACAAACTCTGCCAAATCTGGATTTTTGTAATCAACCCATATGATGAGGTGAAAGTCATTGCCAATGTCTTTGCCAATGCAAGGCATAGCATCGTTGTGCCATGAGTAATCCTCAAAGCCCTCACCTTTCAATGCGTTCAGTATTTTCTCAAATGACTCTAAATCGTCAAAGTTAGGAAACTCTGTTTTAACCTTGTTCATAATCAATTCTCCCTACTCAATTGCTCATTAGCCCAATCAACGAAAGACTGCATTTCTGCGCCATATGCTATTCCATGATTACTTGCCGCTTGTTTCAATGCAGATGTGATCTCTAAAAAAAGCTCACCATCATCACTAGCGTTCATCATCTCTACTGCTTCATTAAGAGCGTCTATGTATTTCTGGTTATCTGACACTGTATCTCTCCTGTCTATCTACTGTCTCCTATTGATATATAGCAATTTGCTATCATTGTACAAGTACTAAACACAGTATTTCATAATAAAATGACAAGCACGAGAGTTTTACATGGAAAATCAACAAGTTACGTTGTTCGTCAGAATTGATGGGCATTTGAAAACAAAGCTTGAAAACGAAGCAAAAGAGGATCGTCGTAGCGTCGCGTCTTTACTTCAGCAAATATTAAAGAAGAGATATGAGGCCGAAAATGGGGCTAGATAGAACCTATTGCGGCATTGACCCAGGCTACAAAACTGGTGGCGTTGCCCTACTCTGCGGAGATTGGTGCCAAGTCTATGATCTACCGACATTTGCAGAAGGTGGCTTAAACGCTCACGAATTGAAAGACATACTGCAAAGCACGCAGATTGACTTTCTAATAGTTGAGAAGCAAGGCGCAAGGCCAAAGCAAGGCGTTAGCTCTGCGTTTAAGATTGGCATGGGCTACGGTCAGATCCTTTCAACAGTGGGCGTGCTTAACATCAAGCACCAGATTGTAACGCCGTCTGCATGGAAAAAAGCGTTGCACGTACCGGCAGATAAAGACGGTGCAAGACGCCTCGCCATCCAACAGTTTCCCAAAGTGAGCGAACAGCTAAAGCGCAAAAAGGATGAGCACAGAGCCGAAGCGTTGTTGATGGCTGCATATGCGAGGGCTGTAGAGTGATGGCATCTTTAGAGGCATTTAGTAATGCAACTATTGGCTTGCTTGTGTCGTGGGCTGCAACTTATTGGCTGTTCCCTCTATGGGGCTTTCAGCCTAATCCAGTTGTTGCTGCTGAAATCACCTTAACGTTTTTTGTCTTAAGTTTTGCAAGGTCATACATTTTGCGGAGGCTATTTGCATGGCTATCGTAAAAGAAGAAAGAATAGGAAACCAAAGGCTTATCTTAGGCGATTGCTTAAAAGTCATGCCCTTGCTTGGCGAATTTGACGCCGTTGTAACCGATCCTCCTTACGGAATTAACGAAGGCGGCGACAAAAATAGAAGCAGAGGCAATAAAGCCTCTGTGGGGAATTACAAATCAGATCAATGGGATAAATCAACTTGTGATGAACATATTAGTTTAGCAAGGACAATTGCAAAATCACAAATTATTTTTGGAGGTAATTATTATGATTTACCCCCATCATCATGTTGGCTTGTTTGGGATAAACAGAACGGCAGTACTGACTTTGCAGATTGCGAGTTAGCTTGGACTAACCTAAAAAAAGCCGTTAGACGTATTTACTGGCGTTGGAACGGAATGATCCGTAAAGGCGCAGATATAAGAAGTCATCCAACACAAAAGCCGCTTGGCGTTATTGAGTGGTGCATCAATCATTTACCATTATCTGACAAAACCATCTTAGACCCCTTTTTAGGAAGCGGAACAACGTTAGTTGCGTGTCAAAAGCTTGGCAGGCAAGGCACAGGTATCGAGTTAGACCCCGATTATTTTAAGATAGCTTGCAAGCGCGTTGATGAAGCTACGCGGCAACCCGATTTATTTATTAGCAATGAAAAAACACAAGAAATACCTACGCAAGATGCAATGGTTTTTGAGAAAGAGCAGCAATGAAACAAGGCATACACAAAGATATAACAAACGCAGATTATCATGCAGAAACAGGGGTTAACGCTTCTTTCTTAAAGCTATGGATCACTAAGTCACCGTTCCACGCAATGCACAATAAGTTCAACCTCGCCAAGCATGTTGCAGACGTGGGAACAGCCGTGCATAGCGAAGCATTAGAGCCAGAGCTAGGCAACGTTTTGGTCTCAGATGAGAAGTCACGCGCAACAAAAGCTTTCAAAGAGTTAGACGCATTAGCACAAGCGCAAGGCAAGGTCGTTCTGCCCCGCAAAGACTACGATATGGTCAAAGGAATGGTGCATGGCGTTGAAGCTGATTACGGCGAAATCGTAGGCGGTTTGCTCAACGATCAGCATTGCGGCAAGCTCCTACAGCAAAAAGATAAGCAAGTGGAGCATAGCTACTTTGTAGAGCACCCTAGCACTGGCCTCTTGCTGAAATGCAGACCAGACATTTATTCGCCAAAGCTGCAAGTCATGGGAGACGTAAAAAGCGCCGCACAAGCTGATCCCAAAAATTTTGGCAAGGCAATCTTTCGCTTGGGGTATCACTTCCAGGCTGCGCATTATTTGCTCTGCGCCAAGCTCCTAAAAGTAGAGGTGCAATACTTTGGATTCCTCGCCGTAGAGAAAGAATGGCCCCACCCTGCGCACTTCCACACGCTTGACCAAGAAGCATTGGAATACGCGACAGGCGTTGTTGAAACAGCATTAACCGAAATCGCAGAAGCAAAGCAAACTGGCAACTATAGCACGCGCTGGGGTGACTTCTCGATGCATAACCTACCCGATTATCTAGAGTAAAAAGGAGACAAACACATGGATTATCGACTCACAAACGTCAAAGCACTTTGGCCGAAACTGGACAGAGCATATAAGTTTGACCCAACAGTTACTGAAAGCAGACCCAAAGGCGGCAGTGTGCCTTGTGATGCAACTGACCCAGAGGGTGTTTACGAAATGCACGTTGTAATGACGGATAAGCAAGGCAAAGACTTAGCAAATACTATGCGTAAGGCTTGGAAGGAAGATGAAAAAGTAAATAAAAAACCATTTCCTTACAATGATATTGAGCAAATAGTTCCGTTAAATGAAGATAATACTGGACGTATTGCCAAGCTAAAAAAGAAAACTTACCAAGACGCAAAAAGCAAGCCACGCCAATACATGAAAGATGGCAGCAAAGCAGCAGACGATTTTCAGCTTACGACTAATAGTATTGTTCATACTGCAATAACGTTGAAGCCTTATGATTACGGAGGCAAACAAGGCGTCACTTTACGTTTGCAAGCCGTGATGGTTGAGGAACTTGCAGAACGTGAACAGCAAGAGCAAAGCAATCCGTTTAACGACCTTGTTGAAGCGCCAGTTGATCCAATAGTAAACGAATTTTCAGACTTGCTCGATGGCAAAAAGAATGAACCAAAGGCACCTAAAAAGTCAGCTTTTGGCGATGATCTTGGCAAGAAAGAAGAGAAAGTTGAGTTAAACGATCTAGACGATGAGATTCCGTTTTAACTTATGCCTGACTACGAGCAACCATATTGGTCAGATTGGTCAGACTTAATTATCACCAGATACAACATGAAGAAAGTGTCTGGTGGTAATTCATCGGCTGAATATCACGGCCCATGCCCTTCATGCGGTGGCACAGACAGGTTTCGCATCAACGAATATCAGAACCTTGTCAAAGTGCATTGCAGACAGTGTGGCACAGATGGCTTTCGTGACATCATAAACGAGATGAAGCACGACGGCGTATGGCCTGTTTTTAAACAAGAAAAGCCGTTTGAGCATAAACCAACTGCAAGCGATTTTGAAAACATAATCAAGCTAAAACCGGGCAGCAATATGAGCACTTACATTGAGGCAAAACAAATCGAGCTAATAAATGCAGAGCTAGATGGTGATACGATTGTAATACCTTTGTATAATTTTAGCCAAGAGGTTGTTGGGCATCAAAGAATATCACCCAATGGGCTAAAGAAGTTCAACAAAGGTTTGGTCAAAGATCAGGCTTTTGGCGTCATAGGTACGCTCACAGGAGATTGTACAGCATGGGTCACAGAAGGTTATGCCACTGGGGTGAGCGTGCACATGGCGTTAGATCAGCAAGTGCCAGTAATATTTGCGCTAGATGCAGGCACCCTCCCTAAGATTTGCAATGCGTTTGCTATACAATGGCCAGACATTAAGTTGCAGATCGCAGCAGATAATGATACGCCAGGGATTGCAGCCGCTAAAGCGTCAAAGAGGCAGTATGCACTCCCAGAAATACAAGGTGCAGATTGGAACGATATACACGCGAGCCATGGGCTAGACAGCGTAAAACAAGGCTTACAGCGGCTGCACGATGCATGGGTTGAAAAGCCTAAAGCAAAGCTGTTTACGCATATAGATGATCTTGTCATACAAAAACCAGATTGGCTCATAGATGGCCTCATAGAACGCGATACACTAGCGATGTGCTTTGGTGCATCAGGATCAGGTAAAACGTTTCTGGTGCTCGATATGGCGCTCTGTATAGCCACCGGCAAGCAATGGAACGAACATAACGTAAAACAAAGCAGCGTGTTCTACCTCTGTGGCGAAGGGGGCAACGGATTAACAAGACGTGTCGCAGCATGGAAAAAACACCATCAAATAGAAGATGGGCAAGCGCAATTCTATAAAAGCAATCGTGCAGTTATACTCAGCAATGAGCAAGCCGTTGCAGAGCTAGAACAAGCCATAGATGAACTGATCGACCAAGCAGGAACACCAGGGCTCATCATTGTTGATACATTAGCCAGAGCGTTGGGCGGCGCAGATGAGCGTTCTGGTGTGGACGTTAACTTGCTCATCATGGCGTTAGACCGGTGTAGGGCGAAGTATAAAGACTGCACGGTGCTGCTGGTGCATCACACGGGGCATAGCAACAAAGAGCGTGGCAGAGGGGCGTCAGAGCTCACGGCAAGCCTTGATCACGAGTTTCGCGTGGAGCAAGTGGGTGATGATGAGCTTGCCAAGGTTGTGATGACATGGACAAAGCAAAAAGATGACGCTTTCCCAGAAGCCATGGCGTTCAGCAAACTACCCGTAACACTTATGACGCCAGATATGTTTGAGGTCAGCAGCATTGTGCTTGAGGCAACGGCAGATGTGCCAA